AGCGGTGGCGAGGTAACAGCTACAACAGTTGCTTCTGGGGATGTTTACACCTATGAGCTTCCGAAGGGCGTGGGTAGCATGACTACCACTACAAACGTATCACAAGAGAACGGAACAGTATTCAACCAATCTGATATTGTTGCTCGTTTGCGTAAGTTGTCAACAACTAAACGTAATGAGTTGAAGTTGTTAGCACAAAACAGAGTATTCTGCATAGTAAAGGACAACAACGACAATTATTGGTTAGCCGGTAACGAGTACGGATGCGACATCACTGCAATGACTTCCGAGTCAGGTACTGCAATGGGTGACGTACAAGGCTACAATTTCACTTTAAGTGCGATTGAGGCAGAATCTCCATACTTGGTACAGGCTGCTGTAGCAACGTCGTTAGGTATCTAATTTCTTGTTTTCATAGTTTCTAATAGGGGAGGGCTTCGGCTCTCCTCTTTTTTTTACGCCAAAATCCGTTTTTTCTTAATTATATATAGATGCTGCAACTGAATAAAGCGGAAACAAAGTTCTGGTACTTAACTTTAGGGGAGAAAACAACGATCCTCAACCCATACTATTTGTTCTCGCTAAAGCATAGATTAACCGCTGTCACTTACAATTTCATCCTTACAGATTCAAGTTCCTACACAGATAGGTACAACAAGTTTGAAATCACCGAGGGAACGACTATCACTCTTGACGCTGGTGAGTATGAATACAAAATATATGCTCAAACATCTGACACCAACACTGACCCTGCTCTTGCTAATGAGTTAGTTGAGAGGGGAATTGTTAAGGTTGATTTTGACCCAACGGCAGCGACACAATATACCGTTGAACTGAATGAAAAAATATACGAAATTGAAGCACCTGAGGCAATCGCTTACTTATTACTTGAAAGCGGTGACTTCCTACTTCAAGAAGATAACACAAGCAAAATACTATTATAGATGGCTGATAAAAAAATAAGTGCATTAGACGCTATTGTTTCGGTAGATGACGCTGATGTCCTGCCGATAGTCGACACGAGCGTTGCAACGACAAAGAAAGTAAACGTGAGCCAAATTAAGGCTCTCGCACCTGTGCAATCTGTCGCAGGTAAAACTGGAACTGTTACACTCGCAAAGGGTGATGTTGGACTCTCTAATGTTGATAATACTGCTGATGCTGATAAACCTGTTTCGTCTGCTACTCAGACCGCCTTGAATGCTAAACAAGACACTTTAGTAAGTGGAACTAATATAAAGACTGTAAACTCTAATTCTTTACTTGGTAGCGGCAACATTGATATATCTTCATCAGTTGCATGGGGAGGTATTACAGGCACGTTATCAAGTCAAACAGATTTGCAGTCAGAACTTGACGGTAAAGAGGACACCATCACTGGAGCAGCGACAACCATCACGGGAACTGATTTAACGGCTTCACGGGCGTTGACATCAAGTGCAACGGGTAAGGTTGAAGTTTCTGCTGTTACTTCCACAGAGTTGGGATATCTTGACGGGGTTACGTCTGCTATTCAGACGCAAATAGACGGCAAACAAGCGACAATCACGGGTGCGGCTACAACGATAGACGATGCAGACCTAACGGCATCACGGGCGTTGGTTTCTGACGGAAGCGGCAAGGTTGCGGTTTCTGACGTTACATCTACGGAATTAGGTTATTTGGATGGGGTGACAAGTGCGATACAAACGCAAGTCGATGCAAAGACTCCAAAATTAATCAGCCTAAATGCTCAAACGGGAACAACTTACACATTGGTTTTGGGAGATGCTGACAAATTAGTTGAGATGAACAATGCGGCTGCTAACACTTTGACTGTTCCACCTAATTCAAGCGTAGCATTTAGCACAGGAACGCAAATAATTGTAGTACAAAAAGGAGCAGGAACAACCACAATCGCAGCAGGTTCGGGCGTGACTTTGTTATCTAAAGATTCAGCCTTAGGAATCGGGGGGCAATATGGTGCGGCTACTTGTATAAAGATAGCGACTGATACATGGTACGTTATTGGTGATTTAGCATGATAAGAGCAACGGTTGGAATATTAGCAGGAGTTGGAGGTGGATTTGATGCGGATTATCAAGCCGTTTTAGATTACGCCACAACCCAGGGATACACGCTTCCAAGTGCATCTCAACAAGCGTTGCAAAATCAGTTAGTCGTTGATTTAAAAGATGCGGGTGTGTGGAGTAAGTTAGATACGTTTGCGGTATTTGCTACTGATGGAAATGAAGATTTTGCTTTGATTGATTGGATAAGATTGAGCCAATATAGTGCAGTTAATAGTCCTACGTTTACTACTGATATAGGATTTACGGGCGATGGCGCCAGTGCTTACATGAACACTAATTTTAATTTAGCAAACGATAGCGTCAATTATCAACAAGATAGTGCTTCAAAGTTTGGCTGGATAAATGGTACACCTCCAGATAATGACCCTTTTGATGGTGTTTCAGATTTTTCTTCGTATAACTCTGTTAACATAAGAACTTTAAGTGTATTTCAATGGAGAATAAATACAAGTTCTAATTCCAATGTTGTTGCGTCAAATCTTAGTAGTGATTATTTATTGCACTACTATCGAGATAGTGCTTCATCAAGCGGCTTTTATATGGACACAACATTAACGCAATCGAATACAACTGCATCAGCATCACTAGCAAATGCCACTCAAATAATAATGGCGGGGCAGTCAAGTTGGGGATTTTCGAGTTTAACTATTTCCGCATATGGGATGGGTGATGATTTAACTGCTGAAAATACTGATTTATATAACGCATTAAATAACTATTTAACATCATTATGATAGTTTTACATCCAAACACAGAACAATATAACGCTTTAAACGGCTATAAACACAAGTCAAGTGAATTGCTATTTGTTAAAGATGGAAGCGATAAATGGATAGTTGGATTAAATGTTTTAACAGACCCTAACTTTGAGCCTATAAGAACACAACTTGAAAAGTTGGAAAGAATTGAATACACACCTTTTCCACCTGAACCCGACGACGAACCATGAAACTACCCGTGACATTTGAGCAGTTTACCAAGAACACTGAGAAGGCTATCACCTATCTTTTGCTTATTGTCGTGACTGCCCTATACATCAGAGCAGAGAGGCAGAGCAATCTTGCGACAGCACAATGCGAGAAGCGATTGGTGAAATGTGAAACAGAACTTCGTAAAATGTCGGCTATGTTAAAAACACAGGACTCGTTGTGTTCAGCGTTGGTAACTGAGATTAAAATCTATAAAGCACTCGGAAAGATATGAAAGCACTATTTGCATTTGGAATACTAGCCGTTATTTTGGCATTGTCAACAGACACGCCAACGATAGAGGATGAAGTAGCGGAGCAGATAGAGCAAAGTCAAAAGATGTACGATAGTGCAACATTAGAATTGAAGCGAATGAGGAAGATTAACGATTCATTGTTAGAGTTAAGATTTGGAAAATGATAGATAGAGTATTTAAGAATTGGAAAACAACGGCTTTGGGTGTTCTACTTGTGACAGGCTCATTGATATTAGTTGGAATAAACAAAGCAACACTCACAGAGGCAGGGGCGTTTATCGTCGCTGGGGTTGGGTCAATATTTGCAAAAGATAAAAAAGATGGAAAATAACTTCATAAGGATCAACTTTGCGGAAAGCAAAATCCCCATTTTCAAGGAGAACAAAGCAAAAGGCTTCTTGACATACGGGCAGGATAACGCATACCCTCAGATGTTGATTGACTTGTTTAACAGCTCACCAAAACACGGGGCAATTGTAACTCAAAAGGCTGACTTTATAGCTGGTGATAAAACTGAGATAATAGCATACAACACAGAGGACATTGCTAAAGCCAACGATGCTCTTGATTCAATCAACGCATACGAGGACTTTGACAGCCTTAAAAACAAGATTGCTCAGGACTTAGAGTTGTTTGATGGGTTCGCTCTTGAAATCATTTGGAACAAAGCAAAAACCAAGATAGCTGAGATTTATCACTTGCCGTTTCAGAATGTGAGGCACTCGTTAGATGGTCACTATTTATACGCTGAGGATTGGAGCGATAGAAAGGTCAAGCCTGACCATTATTACGCTTGGAATCCCAATACGAGAGAGAGTAAGCAGGTATTTTATTTTAAGATGTACAAGGCAGGATGTGGCGAGTATCCAACAGCTCCGTATCAGTCAGCTCTTAAGTACATAGAAATAGACACTGAGATTGCCAACTTCCATCTCAACTCAATCAAATCGGGCTTTTCTGCTCAGACCCTACTGCAATTGTTCAAGGGGGTGCCTTCCCCTTCAGAAGCCAGGTCAACAATTCGCAGATTCAAAGACAACTTTAGCGGAACAGATAACGCTGGAAGCATTATTATTCAGTTCAACGATCCGAACGAAACTCCAAGTGTAGTTAACAACCTTGCACCTTCAGACTTTGACAAGCAGTTTGACATTCTGAACAACACCGTACAAGAGGAGATTTTGATGGCTCACAGAGTTACTTCTCCGATGCTTTTCGGTATTAAGACAGAGGGGCAGTTAGGAGGGCGTAACGAACTGATTGAAGCGTTTGAGGCTTTCCAAACTTCATACATTGAGCCACGTCAGAATCAGATGGATAGGGCTTTGAGTTCTATATTCAAATATATCTCACCTGTAAAGCTTAAAACTAAGAACAAGCCACCGATTGGACTTGACTACGTCGAACTATTTGAGAAAGGCATCATTGACAGAGATGAAGCTCGTATCGAGTTGGGAATGTCAGCTACAACAGCAATGAGTGAACAAGTGAAATGTGAATCTTGTGAGAATCCTTTCGGGTGGGATGATGACAAAGACCTTGAGGTTTTCGCTGAGTTTGGTGAAGATGCTGACAATTTTGAGTCAGTACCTTTAGAGTTCGGAGATGCTCTACAAGCGATGATTTTGCAGTGGTTATATAGTAACGAGGGTATCACCTTAGAAACGCTCTCTAACAACATTAAAAAGCCTGTGGAGGAGATTATGAGAGAAGTAGATGACATGGCACAGAGGGGATTAATCGAATCTGTTGACGATGGTTTTAGAATTACACCTGAGGGAACAACCACTTTAGAAAATTCTAATGTAGGAACAGAGATTGTGACTCGTTACACTTACGAGAAAGCACCGGGTATTAGCGGAGGCGATTTATTGCCTACATCAAGAGATTTCTGTCAGAGGATGATTAGACTCAACCGAGTTTACACAAGAGAAGAAATCGACCAAATATCTGTGATACTTGCAAGGGAGTACAATGACCCAGGTTATTCAGCTTGGAAAAGACGAGGCGGATGGATGACAATCAAAGGCACAACGACTCACGTTCCATATTGCAGACACATTTGGCAACCACAACTATTAAGAAGAAGAATCAATGGCTAACTTTGTATATTTTGTATCCGTTACCTACTTAAAGGATAACACACCCATCAACGAGAACTTAGACGATAAGCTTCTCAAGGCAGCGATTAAAGAGGCTCAGGAGATTTACATTCGTGATGTGATTGGCTCGGGCATATACGACGAGTTGCAAGATCAGGCTTATAACGGTACACTTACAGCAGACAATACCACTCTGTTAGATTCATACATTGCACCTTGTTTGAAGTATTACAGTCTTACGGAGTCGATGTTGCCAATGACCTTCAAGTTCATGAACAAGTCAGTAGCATCTCGCAACTCTGAAAACGCAACACCTATCACAACAGGTGAATTGACACAGATAGAGCAGAGATACAGAGATAAGGCTGAGTACTATGCTGAAAGATTGCGTGACTTCCTCAAGGAGAACCCAACATTGTATCCGAAGTATCTTAACCCTGGTACTGGCTTTGATGTAATCAGACCACAGAACACGGCTTATTTTGGAGGTATGTATCTACCGGGTACGGATGACGATTGCTTCTACAATTACGATTTCCCAGATGACTACAAAAAATAAATGGAGGCTAAAAAACGAAGCCAAGCTTAAAAAATATGACGCTCAACCAAATCATCGAAAAGATAAAAACCCAAGCGGAAAGCCACAAGATGGTGGGAAAGTTCGCAGTAGGAGCAGAGTTTGACTTCGCAGTTGATGAAGTTAAATACTACCCTCTTGTATGGTTAGTTCCAAATGGCTTCACATTTAACACAGAGCAGAAGGCGGTCAACTATGATTTCTCCATGCTTGTGATGGACAGACAATTTGAAAGCAGTTCTAACACGATTGAGGTTCTTTCAGACACGGCAGGGATTATTATCGACATTGTAACACTACTTAAAAGAAACGTAACCGATGCAGAC